GGAAAAACTTAAGTTGTAAGGCCCTCCCGGTGTACCACCAGTACCAGCTTTATCTATAATAAGTGGGTCATTCACCGACGAACTGAAAGTGGGAGTAGCTGAGGCTCCTAACTGTACACTGCTCGCTGCTGAGGTAGGTTTCCCCAAGGCGATAATCATCGCATGTTTTGCGTCAGGTGATTCCAGTGTGCCTGTTAGCACATTCAGCGATGCGTTAAATGTTACTGTACCGTCGCCATTGTTGGTTAGGGTCGCCGTAGCATGGCCTGCCGCAATACCCGTAAGCGCGCAAGTTAATTTAGTTAGACCTGCAACCGTGTTACTCGCTTCATCACATTTAAACAGGTATTTAAGCGCAGGAAAATTAGCTTGCGTAGGTTGCAAATGTGGTACATCTTGCACTTGGAATATGGGGATGGTAAGCATATTACACCGCCTCTATGTGCAACGCAGTAGTGCCGCCAATAGGCAGGATATCTACCCGTGTGATGCTTGCAGATAGCAGCTTGTTATATCTAACTCCAGCAGGCACATAATCCCACAAGATGTCCGTTGATAACGTACCAGCATCAGCCAGCGCAGCGGCAGCAGCCCCTGCATCAAGTGCTCCGTATACAACTCTGCACGGATAAGTAACTGCAAAGATATTCAACTCTTTAATACCGATACCCGCCCATGTTGCGGTATTCGTTGCGGTGGCATACACAGCAGTGGCGGCAGGTATGTTTCTGTTGTGATTTACCCCAAGTTCCCCGAGTATGACATGCTTCGCCTGCCCCGTGCTCTTGTCTGGCACGGGAAGGCCGGTGGTGGAGTCTATACTATATGTCAAGTCATTACCGCTCATTCCATATCTGGTTTCAGGCATGTTTATACTCCTTAAAAATATTCGGCCACAACAGGCGCAACATCTACGCGCTCGGATGAAAGGTTTTTGATTGTGCGTTCCGCAATAACAGCCTCTTGTGCCATGCGTTGCAGCTTGCCTTCTGGTACGCTGTACTCATCGGCCACGTCATAGGCCAGCAGGTTACATAACGATCTGACCATGCTTATTTCAATGTCAGGAGCAGTTGCATCAATGCTATCTGCTGCAATGGCCTGATAGGTCAGTTTTGCGGTATAGGCAATATCAGGCACAGGCCAGAAGCGGCATGCCTGGCCGGAGATAAACACCTTAGACGGCTCGCCAGTGTCAGTCTTTGTTGGGATGGCCTGGTACTCACGATGGCCGATAATTTCCAGCGGCACATCATCGCCGCTTATCCTGATCGACATGGATACGGCAAACAGAAAATCAGCAGGCGTTGAAGCGGTTACAGTGCCACCCACCAGCGCCACATCGGTTTGCGCCCCTAATACCTGATACCACAACACCCCCAGCTTGTGCATTTCCTTGAGACGCAAGTCCAGCGCTTCGCTAACAAGGTCACTATCCGCAGTCAGTGGCGTGGCGCCTGCTTCAATTACGCCATGCTTGCGTAGCACCTTGACTATGATCTGGTTGCGCGTCCGGCTGTATGTGTAGGTATCTGGCATGGTTTATTTGGCCTTTCTGCCACGCCTCACATGAGGAATGTCCGGCGCAATCTCAACATCGCCAGCAATCGGCGCATCGTCGTTCGATTGCTCGACAATTTCAGCCTTGAAATGGGGATGTCCTGGCAGTTTGCTCAAGGCCATCGGATTGTTTACGTCCACAAAAACCCCTACGGGGTAAATATCCCCGTAGAAGTTAATGCTTTCATGGTCGCCCACATAAGCGTATTTCATGGTTAGTTGCCGATGTAAACAGGGGTGAGAGCGATAGTGCCAGTCGCTGCGGTTGCGGCGGCAGTCGTCACCGTCAGCGTCACCAATGTTTCAACTGTGGTTGTGTACGGGTCAATGGCGAGGAACTGCGTCAGGGTATGCGTGATTTTGGCATCCGCTTGACCGATGGTAATGCCGGTTTTTACATCGGTCGTACCAACGGTCAGTTTAGTCACCAAGGCGACCGTACCCGTATCCAGATCATCCGCATACATCACGAAGCCGATCAAAGTGACCTCGGCAGGGATATAACCCATTTGAATCGCGTCATTAGCCTCATCAAGGCTGGTTGTTGCCGCCTCGATAGTCCACACCACGCCATTAAGAATTGGGCCACGCGCTTTCGGTTGTGCCTCAGTGGTAATGCCCGTACGGGCGACAGTTGTTGCAGTCATTTAAATCTCCTTGAATTGATTGTGCCGGGGCATTACACCCCGGCTATTGATTAAACGTCAGCTACGCCGGACACGTAAACTGTGACAACGCCGTGATCTTTCAGATCGTCGGTGTCGCCAGAGCCAGATCCGAACAGCAGTTTTTCAACGCCGCGAATTTCGGACACGCCCACGCCGTGCAGGAAGTCATAGTCTCGCGTGTTGGTAGTGGACTTGGTACGTTGCGCCCATGCCACACCCAGCGCCTGAGCGCCGACCAGATAACAAGGATCAACGTCAATGCTGCCATTGCCTACGCCAGACAAGGTTGCAATGTCTGGAATTTCGCGGATAATCACACCATCCCAAAGCAACGAGCCACCAGTGAACAGCGGATTGTCTTTGCCACGAGCCAGCGCATCACGATTAGCCTGTGTCATAGTCGAATGATTAGCCAAGTCACGGAAAGCGCGGGAAGGGCAGAACATCACATACCACTCTTCATCCTCATTCAGACGGATAGGGCGAATCTTCGGTGAAGCGGTTTGAGCAATACGCTTTGCCAGTGAAACGATGGCAGGAGAAAGCACATCAGTCGTGCTATCCACAGTAGCCAAGGCGGTAGCATGCACACCCGAAACCGCATTAACTTTGGCCGCACCGAACAACACACGGTCAGCGTTATCCACCAGCCAGGTATTACGCTGGGTAGAAGTTGCGGTTGCGTAAGCCACGCCGTTGATACTGGCAAGTGCGGCGATAATTGCATCGCGCATTTTGGTCATGGCCCACATTTTCAGCATGACCTTACCGGCATCGCGCAGATCAATCGCGGATTTCTGCTCGTCCCAATCGGTAATCGCTACGGCATGGCGCAGCGGGGCGACGGTGATGTAGTGGCTGCGAGAATCCAGCCCTTCCTCATTGCCTTCCAGAGTGCCGTTGCCGGTTACGCCAGCACCGGTCAGTTCATTGACCAGTGCTAGGGTAATCTTGTCGCCCTTCTTTTTGGTCATGTCCTCCTTGAGTTGGATGATGCTGTTTTCGTCGGTGCCCATGTACCGCTTGAAGCGGTTGTCACGGATGTAGGCTTTGAAAAAGTCGCTATCCCATTGCTTGGGAGTTAAGCCCGTACTGGCGGTAGTAGTAGCCATTTGTGTTTCTCCTAATTAAGAATGTCCTGCAAAGAGGGTGGGCCACTGTCGGCAGCTCTGAACTGCCCTCGTGTGTCCCGCTGCTGCGTAAGGGTTTGAGGAACTTCTGGTTTGGGTTGTGGGATTGGAGTGGGTGTCGGTGCGAGTTGGTTCTTCATCTGCATACGCATTTCCAGCTTGCCCAATTCCCGCGCCTGAACTGCTGGCGAAAGCTTGGAAAGGTTGAAAGCGGCTTGCAGATTCTTTGCCAGCATGTAGCTAATATCGTGTCCAAATTCAGACTCGGCAATAACTTCCATTGCCACTTCCGAGAACCGGACACCGCTACTTACCAGCGAACCTATCGCCTCGTTGTAGTCTGGGTATTTCTGCATTCCAGACTGCTCCACCGTGCTGTATTTCTGTTCTAACGTGCGCTTCTGCGTGGCCTCTGATTCCTCTTGCCGAATTCGGCTATGTTCTTGCCGTACTTCATAGCGAGACAATGCAGAGATATAAGCCGGATCGTACTCACCACCGGGATACTCTTCGGGGTTGGGTGCGGCCTGCTGTACGGGTTCCGGTTTGGCTTGATGCTGATTTCTCAGCTCGTCGCGTTCCCGTTCCACCGCCTGACGCTTGCGCCGTTCGTCCATTAATGCAGCTTGAAAACCTTTTTCCCGTGGATCTTCTTCAACAACTACCGGCGGCGCAGCTTCAACTTCGCCCGTGTCCGTTACCTCGTCTGGGGCTGGTGCGGCCTCGATTTCTTCGACGGGTTCCACGACATCGTTTAAAAATCCACCTAACTCCTCACTCATGATTCCTCCTGATACGCCCGTTACCCGGCGGCGGTTTCGCCCGTCAACCCGGCGGCGGCAGGCATAAAAAAAGCCCGCCGAAGCGAGCCTGTTTGTGCCTTGTTGATTCTGTTTATTCGGTTTCTGTGACTTCCTGCGTTTCTGTCTGCATTGCGGTTGCCATTGCCAGCGCGTGCTGATCAGGCAGCAAACCCGCTTCGGTCAGTGTCTTGACGGTCTGGGCCTGCTTCAAGTCTGCTGAGGCGTTCAAGTCGGCTTCTTTTGCCATGCTCTGATTGATTTCCAGCATGGCGATCTTCTTTTCATAGGCCAGTGCCTTGCGGTCAAAGTCGAGTTGTTTGGCTTCTGCGGCAATTTCACGGCGCAATTCTTCGAGCTGCATTTCGGCCTGATGGTCGCCCGGTACTTTGGATTGAATCTCCATTTCCTTGAGATGCAATTCCTTTTCCTTTAGGAATAGATCGCCCTGCTTGATCTTCATTTCGCCGGACTTGTCAGCGGCTTGCGTCTGGGCTTGCTGTAATGCCTGTTGCATCTGCTGTAAGGCTTGTTGCATCTGCTGCATCTGCTGTTTGATTTGAGGCGGGATATCGCCTTCTCCTTTCATCATCTTGAGAATCTTGTCCTTGTTGCGCAGACTGGATGCTTCGATGATTATTTCAGGTGGGAACTGCATACCGGCTTGCGCCATCTTGGTAATCGCCTCGAATTGCTCAATCTGCAATGAGGCAGTCGCCGGGGTATCTGCGATTTCAATATCCACATCAAGCTCTGCCACATTGTTCTTGATGCCGACTTGCTGCTGCCATGCCGGGTTAGACTTGGCTTGTTGCTCCATTTCTGGCGTGACCTGAACACCTTGTTTCTTGGCTTGTTCGACCATCTTTTCCCACATCAACAAGGGCTGATTGAGTCCGACGAATTTTGTATTATTTTCATCTTCAGTAACCCTGATCCACTTTTCAGCCGTCCAGAACTGTTTAATCCGGTTCCACACCTTGCGATACACATCATGCTGGAACTGGTTCATAGCATCGTAGACTGGCCCAAGCTCGGCCAATCCCTGCTCTGAACGTGCCATCAATGCGCGTCCTGACATATTGCGGCCTTCGTTGCCGGATAGGGCGGCATTAACCGCCACCGCATCAATCTCGTTCTTACTCTCTTGCAAGAGCTGGAATTGGTCAGCGGCCATCTTCGAAGTGTCGATTTTCTCGAACTTCATACCCGGCGTGATTTCGATATGACCGTCCGGTTTGGCTAATTGGCGCTTGGCTTCGTTGACATCCTCAACCGCGCCTTTTTCACCGATAGTCTGGTTGACGCTGAGGATATGCAGCGCCTTCGACCGGCGCTTGTTGATTTCATCCTGAATGCTGATCCAGCCCCGCACAATCCCGTAGCGGTTGCCGTCACGGTCTACAAAGCAAGAGCCGAACACAAACGAGCTGTCAAGCTCGCCTTCTTCATCCTTGTACGTGGATTCTGTACGCTCCAGAATGCCGGACTTGGTGAACACCGAGTGCCATACCTTACCGTTTTCATGGCTCCAGCACTCGGATACCCTTACACGTTTGCGTTTTGGGTCTGCCCATCGAGTGCGAGGCACATCATCAAACGTGTTGCCCTGTGTCGCTGCTTCGGCTGAAATCGTGGAATTAATCCATTCAACAGCATCCGGCCATTTGCTGATTGCATCATCAGCATCCATCCATATATCTTGACCTAGATACTTCGCGTCCGAGTAATCACGCTTGCGACTATGCGGGTCGGCCCACTGTCGATCCCATTCAATCTGTGATATTTCAATGCAGTGCTCGCCGCTCTTTTCCTTGCGTACAGTCACGTCAACGCCGCAATTACCCTCAATCAACAGGTTAGAAAAACAAGCCGACCTGGTGCGATCCCATTTATTCTCTTCGCACACGTACCGAAGCGCATCAGAGGCTGCATTAGCCCCGTCCTCATCGCCTGGATTGCGTGGGTAAGCTCTCGGCAAGGTGCGCCGTTGCGCTTCCAGCCCTAGCATGAAATCAATCTTCGGCTTGATCCGGTTGGAGGTAATCACCGGCTGGCCGCGTTTCTTGAGTGCGTTTTCTTCGGCTTCCGTCCATTGCTTGTGATCGTAGTAATCACGGTCACGTTCAGCAGCAGTACGAGAATCGACTGTAGATTGGTCTGCGGCCTCGAACCATTGGACGAGCTGGGCCAGTTGATCCTGATCCACTGTCATTTTTTCAGGTTCTGTTAGGCTGTTTTCCAATTTTCTTCCTCGTCGTCGTCTTTGATTGCCCAGATGTCACGGGCTTTTTTAATTGGTTCTATTCTGGTCACAGCAGGGTGCGCTTGATCCAGCGCCATGCCGATCAATGCACACACGTCAACTTTGTCATCATGCCGACCGGCTGGGAATGAAAGTAGTTGCCGCATTAACTCTTGCGCCAAATCTGTTTTCGGTAAGTAAACTTTGCCCATGCTTGACCTAGCCTGAAAACCACGCGCCATAGATGGTTTATCACCGCTGCGGGTTATCCACTCAAAGCGCGTAAAGATGCCGCGCTCTCGGCTTCTACGGGTCAGGAATGGCTCTACTGCTCTGCGGATAGGCCCAGATTCACCGAATGCGGCAAATGGTTTGTATTCGTCCACCAGGTCAAGCAGGGTTTCTATCCACGTATCGGCGGCGGTTTGACCGCTCCACCAATCCAGAATGTAGATATTGCCGTCAGCATCGAGGCCGAAAACGCCGTGTTCCGTCCAGTCTCCACCGCCTTCTGTGACGGCATAATCTGAGCAGATGTAGATATGCAAATGTTTCGGCGCGGTTTCGTACCACCTGAACCACTCGCGCAAGAAGTAAGTGCCACTGTCTGGTGTTGGGCGTTGCTGGTACAGTGCCGACCAGTCTCTAGGGCCAATGTCGGCCTTGATACGCTGCAAGGCTGGCAGCGGATACCATTCGGGCCACAATGCCGCGCCGCCATCGTTAATGGCTGGAAGCTCTACAACTTTCCATTCGTCCGGCTGACGTTCTAATAACCTCCCCGCCAAGTCATCCTCATGCCAGCGCGTCAGGATAAGCACCACCGCGCCACCCGGCATTAATCGCGTTCTGAGCGTCGAGGTGTACCAGTTCCACACCGTATCTCGCCGGGTTTCAGAGTCGGCCTCTTCGCGGTTCTTGAACGGGTCGTCAATCAGCGCGATATGCGCTCCGCGTCCGGTTATCGGCCCACCCACGCCCACATAGACCGACACCCCGCCATGATTGGTATGCCAGCGGTTGGCGGCTTTGCTATCTGAAGCCAGCGTTACATCAGGAAACAGTCTTGAGTATTCCTCGCTGTTTACGATGCCTCTTACCTCTCGCCCGAAGTCGAGCGCGAAGTCTCCGCTATACGTGGCGCAGATCAATTGCTTGTCAGGATTATTGCCGAGATACCACGCCGGGAAACGCCTTGAAGCCAGCTCGCTTTTGGTATGCCGAGGTGGAGCAAAGATCATCAGCCGGTCGCATTCGCCGTTCGCAACCGACTCAAGCGCGTCAGCAATGCGTTTATGGTGTTCAGCTACTTGGAAATCTGGTTTGGTGTATTCAGTGAAGCCGATTAACGACGATCTAGCCTTGCGCCTGCTGAGTAGCTCTTGAGCTGCCGCTTGAGGCGATATGTGCGAGGTCATCGTCTGTGAGTTCCCTTGGGCTGGTTACGGTGTTGTTTATCTGTATTGCCGTATCTGGCGTTTTTCCTATCACGGTTTCCCGCCCCTTCAGTATCGTGTCAGCCCTGGCGCGGTAATCGTTCTGGTTTTCGCAATGTCCTGTCATGGCTTCCTGAACATTCTGTATTGCTGCACCGGTGAAGAACTGAATGTGTTTTGTGCGCTCATCTACTTCCTTGTGAATGGCATTCACTTGGTATTCACTTTCGCCAACTAACTCCGTATTTATGCGGGTTAGGGCATTCACTTTGTCGAGGTGTTTTGGCTCCACACCCTTACATAATTTATTGATCGTCGCAGGCGAAACTTCATACTTCTTTGCCAGTTCATTCTGCGATTTGCCTATATTGAAATCAGCAAGAATGTGCTCGCGTTGTTCATCTGTTAAACGTGGCATTTCAAAACCTCATCAACACAGGTCATAGCGTCATCAATGTAATTAAGGTCTGTATCATCAAGCCTGAACCACTCACCACGAACACGCTTCTTATGGAAGAACGCATGTAGCATTGCCTCTACAGCTACGGGGTTAGTTACCATATAACTACGCAGGGCAAACAACAAATACGGGCAACCTGTCTGCATGTCAGCCAAACGACGCTCAATTGAATTTGTCAATCCTATCTTGTACGTACCAATGAACTCTTGCGCTGTAATCACATAAATGAAGGATGGCGAGAAAGATGTAGATGAGTTCCTATTAGGGGGCAGCGAATCTTTATCAATTCCAGCGGTATGCTTGGCAATAAACCCAACGCTAACATCATGCTTCTTTGCTAGGTCACGAATGCTATATTCACCGGTTCTCCATTGCCCTATGATTACCGGGATTTTGTCGTCGTGATTCGCTCTAGCCACAAATCACACCATCACCAGCTTAACCATCGCCAATCCAATCATGCCCAGCCCAGCGAGTACGCCCGTAATTACCCAGCCCTTGATGAGCTTCGTTGTCGGCTGCTCTGACTCGATTACCCTTACCCTTGCCTCATGGTCTGCAATCTCACCAAAGGCGCGTTCCAGCCCGTCTCGTGTCTCTGCGTGGCGCTGCTCAAGCCTTGCGAGGATTTGCAGGGAACCGTCGATTGATTTCACGGCCTGGCGGATTTCACCAACACTGGCCTCTAGGGCGGTAATACGATAGTCAAGCACTTCGGCGGTCATGTTCAGCCCTTCGCCAGTTGGTTGATAGTGGCGTCCTTGTTGTGGCTGGACTGGCTGGAACCGACTCTATTTCTACGATTGCCATTTATATCCCATCGGCCTTTTTCTACCATATCTTGCAAATTCTGCTTTCGAGTTCCGGTAAATAAATGGGATGGATTTACGCATTTCCTGTTGTCGCATTTATGGCAAACATCATTACCTTTTGGAATTTCACCCTTACGAGTTAAATACATATATCTGTGATCTGCAATCGGTTTGCATCCTATCGTTCCTAATTGACCATAACCATTTACACCAACAGACAACGGCCATTCCCAGCAACCTTCCCCAGAAAATATACTTACTATTTCATCAAATCTGCACCTCACAGAACAGAATTTCTGACGTGATGTTGCTGGTTTGAAATCTATACCGCATCGACATACACGATTCTTGTACATTATTTCACCCCAACAACTCGATCAATCGTTTCGTTCTTCATTTGACTGCTATGTGAAGACCCAAAGAAAAAATTAACCACCGCACCCCATGAGGTTCCGAGGCTACCCAGCAGTATCAGTAGAGCCGTGTTTTCCTTCGTCTCGACGCCAGCGAGCATTGCACCCAATATCCCAAAGAAGCCCAGCGTGATGCCTATTGCAAGCGCCCCAGGTATCCATGAGCGGGTAGTTTTCTGCATGTCCCGCGCATCTTTGGTGTTGTCTGCCTCGATCTTGGCAAGGTCGGTCGCCTCTTGCATTCCAAGCTGGCGCATTTTTACCGCGAAATCGTTGTCTGCCTGCTTGAGCATAATCATCTGCTCTGGTGTTGCGCCTGATACCGCTGATACGATGCTTTGCGCGTCTGGTTTGACATCTACACCTAGCGCACCTGATACCGCGTTTGCCGCTAGGGATATCAGGCCGGGAACATTACCGGTTGCGGCTGCTCCAATCCACGGCAAGGCAGTTTTGATGATGTCCTGAAAGTTCATGTGTTTTCCATTCCATGCAGGCCAGGCACGTAACGCCCTCCGGTTAATCGTGTCATGACCATCTGCCGTTCTCCGTCATGTCTCAGGCCGATATGCACCCAATCGCCGCCCTTATTGTGGGAATTGTCCTTGTATTCGAGTATCAACTGATCCCACTTGAGGCCAGCGTCAATCAGCGCAATGCAGATTTCCTTCGGGGTGCCAAAGCCGGGGCAAACGAAATCAGCGGCCAGCCCTTTCAGGTGCGCACTCGACTTCGACCCGCCGACAATGTTGTTCACCGCTGGCGACCTGTAACCGCTGCTGATAATTACCGAATGGCCCAGATCGAAACGGACTTGTTCAAGGAACTCAGCCAGCGCGAACAGGTTTTCCAGTTCCGCTCCGATCGGGGTATTTGGCTTGCCGGTGGAAGTGACCGTTAGCTCGTCTAGGCTGAAATGCTGGGACAACTGCACGACCACCTCCCTTCTCAGGCGTTAAAAAGCCCACTGGTATAAGCACAGTGGGCGGAATAGAAAACCAGCCTGGGTGAGCGTCGCCCATTACGGGCCAGCACTTCCGGTATCTACCAAAGTTCTAGGCTTGGCTGGTGTTGTTGGTTGAATTGGCGTCTGGAATACGGCTGATTCTTTACCAGATCATAGTCGAGCATCCAAAAGGTCTGGCCGGACTAACCACAAATCGCAGAGCGAGTGGTGGCAGCCCATTGTCAAGCTATTTCAATTAAATGTCAATCGTTTTCATCTTGGCATATCCTGCCCGCCTCTTTCAGCCACCCAAACATCACCCTACGGCACCGCTGATACTCTTCGTCATACCACGCCCAATTACGAATACCTGCGTTTGCGCCATGTTCTGAGCCGTGAATATGCCGTTTCCCTGTGCCGTTACAGTCTGGGCAATTCACCACTAGCGCATCAATCATATATTGCCCATGACCGCCGCACGTTTTGCACAGGCTGGGCATCACCACGGATTGCACAATGATTTTCCCCAACACAGCCTGCTCATCAAGACTCAACAGGCTGGACAGCAGCATCCCGCGCACTCTGGCTAATATGTGACGATATGACGCGGGATCATTCAGCACGATTACCCGCACCAGTGCGGATTGGTCGCTGGTCATTCTCCCCAATGCGCCAGCCAAATTTTCCATGTTTACCTCTAACACCCATCCCCCATCAACTCTGGGTTCGAATGCACATGCAGCCGGTTCGAGTCGTGCCATTGCGCCTAGATTCATACATTCCCCTTTTGCTGTTGTTTGCACCCGTTGCACCTGCTCCACGGAAACTGCTTGCCGCCCTTGTCGATCATCTTCGTGCCGACCATGTACGCATTACCGCCATGCTTAAACCAGCTCGAGCAGCCCTTGCGCCACACGCCGTTAAATGGTTCGCGGTTGTAACATGACGGAAGCTCGATAGCCGGTTCCGCCCACCGCTTGCGCCATGCGTCTGCGCATTCCTGCTGTGTCATTTACTCAACCTCAAATGCACCTTAACAGGCTTGCCAAACTTCACGCCCTCGGCCTGTATCTGGTACAGCCAGCGATAGTCATAGCCTAATCGCCTCTGGAAATGGCCTAATGTTAATTCTGGGCTACGCGCCAGTCGTTCGATCACGTCCTTCTTGCGTGCTGCGAGCTGGGCTTCGGTGAGCTTTGCCATCACTTCCCCTCCTTGTAATATTTGCACCTGTGCGACATACGCTTACCCTTCAAGCATCGCAACGTGCTGAATATGATTTGCATGTAGCAGCAACCCCTGCATGTTTTCCCCTCTCTCCGTATCAGGATTTCCAGAGGGTCGCCGCGCCAGTCCGTCATTTATCTAGGGCTAGGCAGATAAAACCGGCTATCCATACCCATAAAGTCGCGTCGTAATGCCAAGCCATGAAAAATCCGAATAGCGCCAACATCAACCAGCCTGCACTCTAAGCAGCGCAGGAATCTTTTCCTTATCCCGGCACTCTGCGCAAATATGCCGGTGTCCGTTGGCCTCCTTCGCCAGCTCGTAGGGTCTGCACGGTTTACGGCATTCCGGGCAGGGTTTCATGTCGCCATTTCTTTTAAGGCTCATTGCGCTCTCCTTGATCTGTTCCTGGTTCGTAGCAAAATTTCAGGCAGCGTTTAGTGGCTATTCCCATCGTCAGAGAGCACACGATGATTTCCCCTTTGTACGGGTGCGCTGTGGATTGGCTATGACTGCAATTGAAACAGTCCAGCAACACATCGCCGTTTACGTTCTTCTTACCCATAGAATGCTTTCGTCAGCCGCGCCTCCAGATTGTTTCGCTTCTGCCGGTGCGCCTCGTATTTCCGCGCAATCTCCAGCTTTTCGAAGCCCGTTTCGTTCATTACCTCTTGGTGATAGTCGATCAATAAGCCGAGCCACCAGATATGGATTTTCTTTAGCACTGTGTCGCCTCCTGTTTTAAATATCCCAAAACCGCGTTAATGGCCTCGTCTAGCTCGTGGCACACATGGACGTTGTGACCGTCTGCCCGTAGCTGTGCAATGCGCTCTAGCTGCGCTGGATGGCATTTGTTTGGCTTAACTTTGAACTCAATCCATAAGCCGTGAAATCCGCCCCTTGCAATGGGTAAAAATACATCAGGCACCCCGGCCTTGACGCCCTCTGCTTTGAGTTTGGACGCCACCGCAATATGCCGCGCTCCGCCGTTCGGGATGGCAAACATCTTAAGCAAGTCCGGGTATTTGCTGGCCTGCAATTTCGACCAGATGAAAAAGGAAACTTGTAATTGGTGTTCGCTCATGCCAATGCCTCGATTGTTGCGGCCATCCCAGCCAAACAATTCACGCACGTTCCAAGCTCATGCTCTGTAAACTCATCGCCACACCCGCAGGTAGCAAGTTTGCGCAAACGCTCCACCTCCTCTATCAGCGCATCAATCGCATTACACGTTTCTTCCGGGCTAGGTAGTGGTGTTTCAGCCCCGATCCACCATGCGTTGAACTCGCGTAGTGTCTTGATGTAGTCGATCATTCCGCCGCCCTTTCATCCATCAGCTTCACCCCATGTTCAGCCGCAAACGAATTTATCAGTTCCAACAAATCAGAGAATTCGCGCTTGCTCATTTTGCTGGTGCTCAATCCCATAGCCACGAATCCCGTTCCATCCAGGTTTGGCACTACGTCTTGTTTTTTCAGGCTTGAGCTAAAGATGTGCTTCCAACTTTCGGCGTCGAGCTTGCGGCCATGCCATATTACTTGTTTGGCTATTTCGTTCAGGGTTGCCCACAAACGCGCATTAGCGTCAAGGCTACGGGTTGGCTCTTGAATCGTAACAATGAAAAAATCTGGCGCCTGTTGAACTGCTATTTCCGCTCTTTTCCTTGCCTCTTCATGAGCAAGCCTAAACAATTGTTTCATTTTGTATCCACAGACGGATTAAATGTATGAAATTTAGATGCAGCATTTTTATATGCATCACGCGCATGACCCAATAGTTTGAAATATCCAAGCCATATTTCTGTGCGATTAATCATAATTCTTACCCTCCATTTGTTCCTTCTTTTGTCAAATGACACGCCTTTTATTCCGCTTGTATTTGATTTTTTTAAAGTTATATTTTGCGAATTTTGAGAATTTGTCGCAATACGCAAATTCTCTATCCTGTTATCGTCTTTTATCTGATTTTTATGATCTATTTGAATGGGCCAACTTCCATGCACATAAAACCAAGCAAGCCTATGCGCTAGATATGGTTTACCGTCAACTTGAACTTTAATATATCCAGATACATCTTTGGCCCCACTTATTGATCCAGCTTTCCACCTTGACGGGCGATCAATGCGTGGGTCAATATTTCTAATAAACAATCCAGAATCTGAATCATATATTAGCAATTCTAATAACCTACAATGTTCAAGTTGTTTCATGTCGCACCTCATCAAAGTGGATAGATCATCAGTGAAAATATGGCAGGCGATGATGAGTCGCTTTTCGCCCGCTAAGGCTAGCCATTTTTTATTATACATTAATTAATAAATTAACAATAAAATAACACGGCGCGGCCTGTATTGCTGCAATTGCGCCTTGTCTGGCTTGACTATGCACCAGCCTGAAATAAGACGCGCTCATTTGTCGCACCCCCGCAGAAACAGGATTACAGCAGCCACAAAACACACGTAGGCGATTAGGAATAGGGTCATGCTGCGACTTTCGGGAAAGGCGGAATCACGCTAATGTCAATGCAAGCGCCGTTCCCGCATGGAATACGGTACGCCAATCTGCCGTGCGGTTTTATTTCTGGCTCTAACCCTTTCATGGCTTCAACCAGCTTCACGTTAAGTAACCGCACCAACCAATCCGCTATTTCATTCATAAGCTCTTCTGGGCTGGCGCAATCCTCAATCCACGGCGTTGCAACCAAATCTAAGTCGCTTGACATTTCCCGGCCAACTGTTCCATGCACAGACAGCGAATAACCTAAATCTCGCGCTATAACTCCAAGCATCGGGTAAAACGCGACATAAGCAGGCGCAAAAGTAATCTCTTTCATTCAACGATTCCCCCGTGCTTCATAAGCTCATGCTTGCAGTGCTCCATCAGCCACATCAACACCCCGCCATCTGCATAACTGCTGGCTGCATAGAATTCGCCGTCCTTGTCGTACCCAAGCACAAGCACGCCGGTAAGTTTGTTTTTTGCGCCATCAAGCACACGGTCAGCAGGAAGATCGAGCCGGGTAACGCCACCTAAATAATGTACTTCGGCCATCACGCATCCCCCCACTGAATTCCGCTACACATCATCCCCGCGTCATCGCCCAGGTTCTCAGTTTCCATCTTTGCCAGGTCGAATTGCTCACGTGTGTAGCGAATTTTCTGCCCCCAGCTTCTGTTGCTGGTTTCAATGATCGCCTTGCACATCTTGCGAATGTCCATCATGTGGCACTCGGTGAATAGCTCGACAGCGAAGTGTCGGTCGATCATGGCATGGTCGATCATGCGATTTCCTTTGCTATTGCTGCGAACGATTCACCAGCAGCCGTCATATCTGCGCGGGCTAGGACGGTCATCTCTTCGATCTCGGACTGGGTGCAACCGAATCTTCGACACACGGCTTGGAAGTTGGCTTTAAATTGCCTTGTGGCTTGAACTGGTGCAGTCATCAGAAATTCACCAGTCCGTCGTTGTTTGAAGCCGGCTTATGTGGCACATAGTCAGCGCCCATAACTTCAATTGCTGCCATTAGTGCCGTAGGATGGGGCTTGGCTGAGTCGTGAAGCTGCCGCCATAGCAAACGATTGGCCCACGCTTTCGGATTGTCTATTTCACGGTTTACATTGATCTTCATGCGGATTTGTCCATGCTAACCAGCCGAAGATTTGCACCTGCTGAACCGGCTTGAGTAAACCCAATAGTTGGCCGATCTACACCCATGCGCATTACTTCCTGCGCTTTTTCTGCGTTACCGATCAACATTGGCTGCTCTGTCTTGAAACCCTCTTTCGCGTTGTGAGCGTCAGATATACCCGTAAGAACCGGCTGATATTCTGGCGTTTCGCCGCGCATGGCATATCCCCGGTATCTGTTCTCAAATTCCTTTGCGATGAACGGCCATTCGTCTGTTTGCTTTTCGCCTAGCGAAATCCACCCGCCCATTTCGACTAGCACCCTATGGATAATTGGATCGTCAAATGCCACGCTGCGATACGGGCCAACCATGCGTACAGCCTTATCCACTTTCGCCCATGCAACCAGCGCACGGTCGTTGCTAGTCCCGCCAAGCATCCGAGATACGTCAGCAATCTTCGGCATGAATTGGCCGGTGTCTGGGTTGTTGACGTGGCGGTTGAAGGCTTCGCGCAAGGCGGCAAGGTCGTATTTCTCCAGCCCTTGCCAGTACATCGAAACAAGCGATTGGCTAACGGTTTTCCCGTAATACTCGCCTAGCGATGCCATCATTTCTGCAAATGAATTTTTATCCTGAGCATTCATGACACAACCCTTTCGTCTTGTTTCAGCCATTCATTGATTGCTGCACGGTTTGAATCGACTAGCGCCGTGTGCTTGTTTGCTGGTTTTGCCAACTTGATTTCATTCAACGGGCTGCGCACCCACTTGCGCCACGTTGCGAACCAGTCCGCCTTCTTCGATTTGGCTTGATTGGCGTTCGCCAGCCAGTGATCCTTGAAGTCGTCAGCAACACGGCGAACATCGTCAGCAGTCCAGTCCGGTTTTTCAGAAAGCGCCCAATCCCCCCATTCTTTCGAGAGCTTCCAGTCAGCAGGAAGTGAAGTTCCTTTTTTCGTGGTCTGCGCCGAAGGTGCGGACAAATCTTTTGAAGGCAATCCGGTATCAGAGATGAGGGAATCAGTAATAGGTAAGAGGGAATCAGCCGGGTTTGTTGTATGCGTTTCTTGTTCTTGCAATGGACTAGCACTATTCTTGTCTGGTGCTTGTATAGTGCTTTCCGCTTCTTTAACGTGTGGATTCTGGTGCTTTTCAAAGTTAAGTATCTGAATAGCATTGAAATTGCACACTGAATAACGCAGAATAAAACCGTGCTTTTCAAGCTGAGAAAGAAGATCGTCTGCATCACAATCATCGTATGGCAACACTTCTGCCTTGATCTTTTTTGGACGATCCTCAAGCCGCCCACTTTTGTCTGCTATGCACCAAAGGCCAGCAAACAAGATGCGCGCTAATGGCTCACACTCAGCAAGCGCGTCATTTGAGAAAAAACCGGGTTTGATATTCCTGGCGCGAGCCATTTTTATCCCCTTACCTTGTTCCAGCACACGCCGCAGAAATATTTGAATCTCTGTGTTTCTGACCACGGTTTTGCTGCTCGCGCGATATCTGCCGCATCCAAAACATCGTGAACACCTAAACGCTCAATGAAATTCTTGATTGATGCGATCCATTCGCGCCGAATACCGTCTGTGCTACTTCCTTCAATCAGCGCATCAGCTACACGCCATTGTTCGTTTTCAATCCTTTCTCGCTTGGCATCCATAATTTTCTGGTAGCCCAGGATTTGCATTTCTCTTTCTTCGACTTCCTGTGATTTCTGTTTTAGTGATGGCGACACCGCAGTCAACAAACGCGCACCCTTACCTTGATTGCATGACTCGCAAGAAGTAACCAGGTTGTCGGTGTTATTCCCACCGCCATTTGCAACAGGGTCAATATGATCAACATGCAAAACAACTTCTGGTGGATGCGAACCGCAATATTGGCAAATAAAACCATCACGCTTAAAAACATCAAACCGTGTTTTTTTGCTTATTGATTTTCTTTTCACTTCGCGCCTTTCATTCCGCCAGTGGATAAGGTGGGAGCGCGATCGAATGGCGGAATATTCGACCCAGACTGCGCAGCCTGTGCTCCCATAAACTTCATAAACTGTATTCGGCAACGTGTTTCCCGCTAGGCGTAGCCACAAGCCTGCTCTTTACGTCCAGCCCTTCACGGCGTAGCTCATGCACCCTTGCGCCGAGGCGGAACACGCCGAAGCGGTTTAACGCGTCGATAGGGGTCAACTTGTCGCCAGCTTCCAGCGCGGATTTGATTGCTTCGGTCTGGCTCATTTCATCCCCTGAATAAAAAAAGGCCGGAATTGTGAACGGCCAAAGCCAGCACGTGGGCTTACTAGGAACACGCGCGGGTTGAAAGTGGTAATTTTCGCCATGAAGAGCACGAACAATTCACAGTCTCGGTTTGCTTGATCTTGCATATTTGTTTTCATGGGCTATGGTTGGATATCCGGCTATGCGGCTTTACGCTTTGCGGCTCGCTCTTCTCTTTTTATTGCTTCATCTGCAATGTAAAGAGATTCGTCAAGTGCCAGCTTTCCGCCGGTCTTGATAAGCAACTCGTATGCGCGGCCTTTGGGGATTAACTCTTTCCATCCATAAATGCTCTCGCCCTCAATTCCAAGGAATCTGGCGAGTTCTGAGATGGAACCAAAATATTCAATAACGGTTTTTGTATACATAGTGGTACAGATTCTATTTATAACTAGAGGCTTTGTCAAGCCACAAATAGAAATAAATCGGGTATAACTAGGGTTTTCCCTATACCCATACTAAATAAAGGGCGTATCATGAATGAACGATTAACAGCCGGACAAAGAATCCGTGAAAGGCGAGAAGAAATGGAGATGTCTCAAATAGAATTAGGCAGGAGAGTGGGCATTAAAAGATCATCCATGTCTAACATTGAAAGCGGAAAAACAAAATGTCCGGCAGGAACCACACTAATGAAGATAGCGGGTACGCTGGATTTATCACCCGAATGGATACTTAATGGAACAGGGCCAAAAGATTTATCTTCGGTTAATATTTCAGATGAACCGCTAACAGAGAATTTCAACAAGCTGAATAAATCTAATCAGCAGACCTTAATTGCACTTGTCCAGGCAATGCTTGCAAGCCAAGCAGATCATTAAATAAACACCGCCGCAACCAAACGCCTTCGGGCGTTTTTTTTCGCCTAAATTTCAGCAATAACTAAATATCTCTATTTATAGCTTGACACAATATCTAGTTAAAGCTATAGTTCGGTCATACCGTGCAAAACGGAAACGAACAAGGAGTGGCGAAATGAAACCAATAATCAAGAAAGACGGCGATATGTGGCTTTGTGGCGGTGCAACAGTTGCGCCTTGGTATATCGACTGGTACAGAGCAGCAACACCTGCGCTTGCTTACGCCGCTTGGCTCAAGAATCAATAAGGGGTAGCGATCATGGATTTTCTCTCAGTGTTATTTATTTACCTGGTTGCGTCTGTGCTGGTTGCCTGCGTGTTTGGCCAGTGCGCTTATTTTGGAGATCAATCATGAACGATAAATTCTATGAAATGGCGCTGGCAGATGCGGCCGAGAAAATGACCATAACCACTCTGTCAGATGCGATCAACGAAGGCGGCTTGCCGACATGGGATGCGATGCTGGCGGCTTACAAGTCCGGCGACCAGTGCGAGGCAGGCAAGGCGCTGTTTGTGATGATTGATGACTACATGGCAGAACTGGCAGAGGAAGCCGCGCCGGAACTCGAACAGCGCGACAAGATCGACCGGGCAATGGATGAAGGCGAACGCCGCGCCGATTATCAACGTGAGGAACAGGAGTGGGCAGCATGAAAATCGTAACTATTAACGTGATGGATGGCAAAGGCCCGTTCGAGGTTGTTGTTGCAGATTCGTTCAACGTAACCCGGCTTCTCAAATTTTTTGAGGAAGCTAAAAAGCTGTTTAACGAGCAAGAAGAGCGCGAAGCCGAAGAGGTGGCAGCATGAGCCGTAATGCCTTCTCACAATCAGAGCGCGAGTACAACGGTTCAGAAGAACAGCGCGAGCATTCAGCAATGGAGCGCAAAGCCTCGATAGCCGATTCCGCCATCTACCAGCACACGTTAGCGCAGGCTGAGAAGTACAAGGCGCAGCGGGACAAGCTGGTAGTTATTGCAAAGCAGATCGTTGACAACGGCGTGAGTTTTGCAGAAATGAAGGCGCTGGAATCAATAATTGCAGAAGTGGAGCAATCACTATGACCACCTTCAACAAACGCATGAAACACGGCCTGCGCTGGTATGACCATAACGCACCCATGCCGACAGCTTTACAAGTATCCGCAGCCGTATGCGCTGCTTTTATCGTAACACTGATTATCTTCGGAGGTTGAAAATGGACTACGCACACAATGACCGTCAAGCCCTGATCGCTGGCGACAAAATCGCACCGAGCAACGAAGAGAAGTTGACCCACGCGCTTCGTTACCTGGGCAGCAATCACGTATTGCATCGTGACTACAAATCCACACCGCGACATGTGAATAACGGAGATTGGATTCGGCATAGTATCTTGCGGGATATTCGGATTGCTGCCAGTGAAGCAGGAAGGATTTAATCATGATGATTGATGATGAATACTTGTCAGCAGAAATTGAAAACGCAATAGGGATAATCGAATGCGCGTTTCAGGATGCTATCGACAACAATGACGGATCGGACTTGGAGGACGAGATTAAGCGCGGTATCTCGGAGCTTTTGGCCGATCAAGACAAAGTGCTTTCTGCGCTTGAGAAAGGTTGACAAGTGTCGAATTATGCAATAATCTGTAGTTGTTCTAAAGTCCTGGCAGACGTTAATCGAGGCTTCAAGTATCGGTTCTCATTGGGTAAAACCAAACGTCTGCCAGGACGTGAGAACCGAGACTTGAGGCCTTTTTTCATTTCCGGCGATCTTGAACTGGACGGTATACCGAAGTTAGATGCCGATAAAGTGCAACTCAGAATGCAGCCAAGCAATACAGCTTCAAGGGGAGGGATAAACGCTGGCCTTGGAAGCTGCACGCATACCAGAGGGATAAGGGCTGAAACAATGCACACCGCGTCGAAGTTAGCACGGTTGCCCGTAAGGCTGACGAACGTACTGACCGAGGGGACAGACCTTGAGTTAGGGCGGAAAGGATTACCTGAGTTTATCAGGGATAAGAGTCTTTTCGCCTTCGCTCAGGGACAGATTAAATAAAACAATGAATAAGACTTGTAATAATTGCAAAGAAAGTAAGCCTCTTGGAGATTTTTTCTCTGCCCCAGAATCAGCGGCACAATCATGGCGCGGAACCAGTGAATATTGCAAGAAATGCCACAATTCTGGATTAATAAAATATGGGTACGGAAGTTATGGCGCAAAATACAAATCGCCTTAACGAATACCAGATATCCCAGCTCCGCAAGTTCCGAGAGTTGATGCGGATGTGTAGCGAGGCTTGGGAAATGGCTGAGAGGAATCATCATGGATGAACAGTGGCTTCAACAGCAGGAAGAAGCAGAGCAGGACGATTCGGAAATGATGTTTTATTACCAAGTGGAACAGCAACACGAAGAAACCGAGTTCCGGGTATCTGGAACAACAGCCGATTGACTGATTCAATCAACTCAACAGGAGCATTAACATGAACTCAAACACAGACCTGAACTCGATGTCATTCGACCAACTGGTCCCAACTGATAGCAAGTATCTGAAACAGGGCGATGTAGGCGAGGATGGCGTAATTCTAACCATTCGCGGATTCAAGCAAGAGGATATGAAAACGGATGATGGAAGCACAGAAACAAAGGTTATTCTGCATTTTGTTGAGGATGGGTACAAGCCTATGGTGCTGAACAGGACAAACTCTGAGCTTGTGGGCAAGGCAACAGGAGCCGCTAACGCTGGTGAAGCGCGAGGAAAGCAGATCGTTGTCTATGCTGATCCATCGGTAGGGTTTGGCGGCAAGGTAACAGGCGGATTACGTATCAAGAAAGTTGCAGGAGCGCCAGCGATTCCACGTCAGGCAGCGCAAGCTCACGAAATGGAATCTGACGTACCGTTTTAAATTCGGGCCGGATAATGACCGGCAGGACTGGCAGGAATCGGCGGGGCAACGCCAGCACAAATAAAGCCCGCCCACCAATTTGGAGTTGATTAACATGGCATTAAAACTATTCTTTGACCTTGAAACAATACCAGACATGCGCCACGGTGCGCGTGAACGGTACATTTCAGACGGCGCTGCAAACTTCAAGGCACCGTCAACGCTCACCAAGGAAAAGGCGGCATCTGATCTTGGCCTGACAGACAAGGACGAAATCAAGTTCACCTCCAAAGACGCGATGATAGCGAAATGGGAGGCTAAATTTGCGGTAGAAAAAGCGGCTGAGTATGCCGATGCAGAATGGCGCAAAACATCGTTTGATGGCGGCTACGGCTCTATCTGTGTGATTGGATATGCTTTCGAAGATGCGCCAGTAAAAACCATCATTTGCGACAATGAAACAACCGGGATAAGTCATTTCCATGCAGAAATTCACGCAGCGGTAGAAGCGCACAACATGGGCGGCATTGAGTACATAGGCCATAACGTGATTGGGTTCGATCTTCCTTTCCTGTGGAAACGCTCGGTCATTAACCGCATCCCGTACCACGGCATACCAAAAGACGCTCGGCATGGTGCTGGGCGTGTATTCGACACAATGGTCGCATGGGCTGGATTCAAGGATCGTATCAGCCTGGACAATCTCGCCGGGATACTCGGCCTTGAGAGTCACAAAGGAGAAATGGACGGCAGCATGGTTTGCGATGCTTGGCTGGCTGGCAAGAAAGAGGAAATCTCGGAATATTGCATTAAGGATGTCGAGCTTACACGCAAAATTTACGGGATGATTTCATGAGCCTATCCAAAAAAGAACAGGCCATCCAATCCGCCATCCGCGCATCTGTAATCGCTGAAATAACAGAGCGCGGGACACGTACCGGCGATGAGCTGAAATCCTCGCTTGGTATTGGTGTTGGAATACTGCCAAGCATGATCAAGGCTCGCGTACTGGAGAGCAAGTTTTCAGGCAAGGTTGACGACAACGGAAATAGGATTATGCTTTACGCGCTGCCAGGTAAAGAGTGCAAGCGAGTGGAAATTGAACCTGGCCCGACCTTGTTTGACCTGTGGCCGGTGAGTGTGCCGAATGTGTCTGTTGAGCCGCGAATATTCGCAGAGAGACATTTATACAATACTGCACTGATTGGTAAACGAGTCAGACCGGCGAGTTGCCATAGTAATTTGATGATGTATTGCGGAGAGTGAGCATGAGCAACGATGAAGCTCACCAAGGCCCCTAACGTCGAACATAACCGGCGCCCGCAGGGCGTCCGCGTTGATGGCCCTGTTGGGCCAGACACTCAGGAGGAATAAACATGGCAACGATGGACAAAAGTTTTGATGGCAGCGCGGCGCACTTACTGACAAAGCAAGGAAAACCCGACATGCGTAGAAAAGAATTTGCAACGCCAGAACAAACCGCAAAGCGCGCTGCCCTAGCGAAGCGGGCCGGGTACGCAAAGCTTGCCAAGAAAGCAGCAAAAAAGTCACAAGCCGACTACGCGGAACGGCTGTTCAGTCCTGCGATGCTACTGCTGGCGAAAATTGAGGCAACCATGAACGGAGGAAAGTTCTCAAGCGACATTTCTAGCGAAGTAACCAAGATTTGTGATGCGTACTACGGCGACGTGCGTCCGTGTTTGTGAGGCCCAATGCCAACATAACCTGCGTGTAGCGAAGCGGAACGTCCGCGTTGATGTAACTGTTATGCCAGATTGTTAAATTTAGAATGGATTGTAAATGTCACTCGGAAATTATCTCGTTTCATTGCGTGAATGTGCAGCATTAAGTCTATGTGCTGCTGCTGAAAATACTGGGTTGGCGAAG